GATAAAGGCAAAGCTACCGTCTACAATCAGTAAGTCGACAATGCCTCGCACCCAGCGGTTCTCATCGTGAAAGTCACATGGCTGCTTATCTTTACCAAGCGCCATCTCATACTCACAGTATTTAGTGCCGGGGATATTCTTTAAGGCATCGGCTGCATCTTTATATCTCAGGTAGTTCTCTGCTAGCTCTTTACCGTCACGCACATAATCTTCTAAAGCTTTGTGGACTTCTTTACCGTAGATTGTAGCCTCGGTATCTCCGCTGACGTAGTTCTGTGCCACACGGATTTCGTAATACTTTTTAGGGCAGTTCTGATACTCTTTTAAGGACGAGAAAGACCACGTGAAATCTGTCATTACTTATACTTTCTTCTCTTTGGTGTGATTGCAATAATACCTTGCTTAGGCTCTGTAGGTTTATCATCAGCTTCTAGTTCATCCAGTAGCATGTCAACTATCTCTACTGCACCCTCGACTGCTTGCTCTGGCGAATACCGCCCTGTTCCTATCATGCCGTGCAAAGCTATGCCCGCAAGTAATGTCCGCATTACTTCTTCTTCACTCATGAAGCATCCTTTTCATATTCCCTATAAAACTCACCCAAAGCCCGCAAATGCACAGCTATGGCTGCACCAAGTTTTTCAGCGTCGATTGTTCCATCCTCAAGTTCAGGTGGGTCAAAGCTATAGTTCTCAAAAGATTTAGCAAGCCAATCAGTAAACCTATCTATTATTTCTTCTCTATTCACCTTGTTCTCCATATCCTATGTTTCCGTTTTGTCCGATAATGTCTGCTCTTGACTCGTTCCAGTTAAGTGGGCAGCTTGTCCATGCACACTCCCCGACTTTACTAAGTTCCTTACCGCATATATCGCAGAGGGTAGACTCCACAGGTTTATCGGCGGTAGGCTTAGGGTCTTCCAATTTAACTGACCAGTCGATTCCGTCGTATCCGTCGTCGTAGCTGTTGTTTTGGATTCTTGAGATGATGCTATCTCCGGTAATATCATTTTTCGCTGCCATTAACAATCTCCATAACTTTCGCCAAACCCAGCTTCGCAAGTGACAGGTAATCCTGTAGCCCAGTCTGGTGGTGTTGACATCGCCTTGGTTATAAAGTCCAAGGCCTCATCCTTATTCTCTTTGGGTACTACTGCTACAACCGAGTCATGCACGGTCAAAGCTACCCGATATTTCTCTGCAACTTTAAGCATCTGTTCACCCACGATGATGCGGGCTAGGGCTTGCACAACATTTTCTACAACGGAGCCACCCCAGATTGTGTTTAAACCCTTGCGGGACTTATACTTATAATTGCTTTTTACTTCCTCAGTATCAAGATGTAACTCAGGGTACTGTATGTATAATCCGTTCGGCAATCTTATACCTTCTCTGGTGACAAGTAAACATTTGTGTTCACCAAGGTAGAACGGAGTATGCTCATCATTCCAGTTAGCGATAGCCTGCAGAGCCTCGTCCCCTTGCTTCCACAAATCAATTACTTTATGATTGATGTCACGATATACCTTGACTAGACGTTGGCACTCGTCGTCCGATAAGTCTGCTCCGGGAGGGGATGTTTTTAGCGTGTGTTGTAGTTTAGCCCAGCCTGTACCATATCCCAAACCAAGCACGCACGTTTTTCCAACAAAGCGTTCCACTGGGTCAGCTTTAGAAATAGGTCTCTCATACACCTTCCCTGCAAACTCTGAATACACATCACGACCTTCTGCAAACTGTTGGACTATGTCCTTTTGCCCCGCAAGCCAAACAAGAACCCGTGCCTCAATCTGTGACGAGTCGCAGTTAATAACGATGTGCCCCTCGGGAGCGACGACCGCATTCTTGAGCGCCTTTTTCTTTTTGTCTCGTGAGGGTAGGTTTTGGAAGTTAACTTTATCCGAACCGGCCCAGCGTCCAGTATGTGCCCCGTAGTACTTGAGTGGTATTGGGAGTTTCCCTTTATTTCGGCTTCCAATTTGTATGAACCTTTCAATCCGTGACTCTTCAATAGTTGACTTAGTGCCCAACCTAACGCGGCATAATTCTTGGATGAATGGGTCTTCGTGTTCTGTGAGAGCAATAAACCCCGTGTCTGTTTTAGCAAGCGCATAAGTTTCCTTTCCGGTTGTTGGGCTTGTCTTCAAGGGAACTGGTATCCCTAACTCTTCTAATAACTCAGCAAACTGTTTATTACTAGCTAGCTTTCCACGTACATCTTCTTCGGTCTCACAGTTGAGCTTAGTCATCAACGCAGCTAAAAGTTGGGATTTCTCCTCCTTGACATCTTCTAAACGTTCAATCAACAAAGCATCGTCAACCTCAAGCACAGGCTGTGTAAACATCCGAAGCGTCAGGTCAATCAGTTTAATCTCAGTCTCAGGGAAGTTGGGCGCAAGCACACCAAAAAGTTTATAGGTCAGTTCAACGTCGTTCTTACAATACTCACCATACTGACGTAGGTCTGCTTCACTAAAATCTTGTAAGCGTTTGCCCTTGGCCTCGATTACTTCAGTCCCCTTAGCGCCCAATCCATAGCGCGAAACAAGTGCTGCGAGACTCCCGCCAGCGTCAACACCGTGTATCGCACGAGCCATCGATAAAGTATCCAAGTACAGTGCAGGAATTTTGTTGTAAGCCATGCTAAGGATAGCCCCGTCGAACATAGTATTATGACAAAGAAGCGCACTGTTATCCCAGTCAATACGTCCAAGTAATGCGCCAACCTCATCCCCACTTGCCCAAACAGTTTCGCCACCATCAATCTTCACTCCTACGCCAATTACTTGAAAACGTGGGTCTCTTATATATTCTTCAGTCGTCAAGTTCGACAATGAATACCCAGTGTCATAATACGATTCAAAATCTAATGTAACTAATTGCATATGTTCTCTCAAAAGGGTGGGGGAATTACTGAATAAATAAGTTGAAAGGAGTTGAAAGCCCTATCTACTCACACCCCCGTTATGTTTCTCATAGTCATTCCGGCAGTCAGCACTGCACCAACGACGCGTATCTTCTACTGGCTCTTCACACCACAGGCACTTGCCCGTATCATTGTGTGCGTTTATTTCTCCATTTGCTTTTTTAATCCCTGCGTCTATCATCTTTAATAATAGGTCATTGGCTACGTCAATATCATCACTCATGCGGTTCTTTCTAATACATTGCGGTGCATCGACTGACGCCACACATGGGTTCTTGCTGATTTGCCAAGTGGCTTAGGTAGCTTAATTAACCCTGCGGCTTCCATGTCACGAATTCTTTTCTCACTCACAGCTATTGCTTTGGTAATTACTTGAGACCTTGTTGCTTTGGGATGGGTTTCTATATATTTATTGACTGCTTCTATTACTTGTTCATCAGATATGCTAGATTTATTTGCCATCACTATCTTCCTTCACTCTGCTATGGTTCTTAAGTTTCTGTAATGCAACCATTTTCTTTTGATGCATCTCTTCAGCGAGACGTCTGTAGGTAGCTTCCTTGCTATCGTAGTATTCAAACTGCGCTCTATATCCTGCATCACTCAATTCATCTTTTTCCATCTTAAAGCCTCTAATTCTTTCTTTGCGGTATCCGTATATCCTCCCGCATGCAGTAGGAACTTGTCAAGGGCTGTAGCCATATCTATATCTAATTTGGTATATCCTGCTTGCTCATACTGCCTAGGCGTTAGTCTTTTCACCGTCAGCTTGCCGGACTTCATAGGGATAACGTGTATATACTTTCTTCCTGCTCTAACCACGATTGCTGTCTTTGAGTTGTGGTCTACTACTACGCTCGGTATGTCAATCATTTTTCGTCTACTACTTTCTCATCCCATAACTCTTTAACAACTACCGTGCCTTTTAATAGCACAGATATAAATCCTTCGTTGATTAGAAACTTTTTAGTCTCTTCGTCAATATCTATGATTACTTCCGCACCACCGTTCTCTAAATCTCTAACTTCTATCACTTGTATTTTCATGTGTTTTTCTCCTTTAATGCTTGTTCAATAGCACGAGCAAAAGATACTGATTTATAGAAACCACCATTAGCTAGTTGTATTTTTTCTATTTCATCATCACTCAATGATTGCCACTCTTGCTTCTCTGCTTCTGCTAGTGCTTCTTTGCAGGCTTTGATGATGTAGTCAAAATCACTTGTTGGCGCAATCCCTTTTTCAACTTCAAACCAATCAATCGCCATCTTTAATGCTTCCGTTTGTTTGTTCATCTCTCTCTCCTAAAATAATGGGTCATGCCACTCAGGGTCATCAGGTGCTAGCTGTTTTAATGGGGGAGGATAGGGCAACGCTCCCTCGGCAGGGTATGACACGAACCTTACCACGTTGCCCTCCTCATCATAAAACGCCCACTTCATACTAGTCCCACAAATCTAGATAGCGTTCGCCAAATAACTTCAAGCCTTCTTGCACCTTCGCCATGTGCTTCTCGTATCTACGAAACTGCGCCGCAGAATATTTGCCACCAAAGTCAAAGCCGTGGAAAAAGCGGTCATCCTTACATACCATCTCAAATGACCATATCATTTTATCCAACATAGTTTCCCATTTCTTTTCAGTCAGGTCTGATGGGTATCCATACTTGGAAGCCTTTAGTTGTTTTAACATAGGCAGTATGATTGGTGATAGCGTGGTATACATAGACCAAGTATCCCAAGGTTCTATTTTTATATAATTAATACGAGGATGGATTTTATCCAGCACCCACTGTATGCCCTGTGAAATCGGTGTCAGGAATTTAACAACGGGGATAACCCAGTCTTCCTCAAAAACATTAATATCTCTCCAAAACACAGCCTTCTCAATCATTGTGTATGGGCTAATCCAATGCTCACGATATAAACTTGTATATACTTTCATCTCATTCTCCTGTCTCGACAAATTTAACTAAACGGTTTACATACCACTGCGCCTTTCTCAGGTCTTTAAGTGTATCATCTTTTAACCCAGCGCGGGACAAATATTTCAATGCTGTGAGGCGCAAGTGCCCTCTGAATTCTTCCGGTGTTGACTTCGCTTTCTGATAGTCAATCGTTTCAATGCCCCCGCTTGTGTAGTGGTCGGGGTTATTTACTTCGTCTTTTGTTTCTTCCTGTAAGAACTTAGCTGTCTTTATTAGTCGCAGTAACTTCTGCTGTGCTTCTGGCGTGAGACTGTTTATCTCTTTGTCGCTTAATGGTATATCTATCATCCTACCTCCTTCAATGCGTCTAATCTATCTTTCAAGTCGTCCATGTTATCCTCGCGTATCACTAATGCAATCCCACCTTGCGCCCGTATCTTATCTAGGTTTGCACCTTGCAGATGGGTTATCTGATTCTTCCCTGCTTTGCACTCGATACCTATGAACCTGCCTTTGTAGCAGGCAATGATGTCGGGAACTCCGCTAGCACCATACCCGCCAGTAGCGGGGCTAAAGTGATAACACCCATACTCATCTAATATCTTCTTAACATTCTTTTTTACTTTGCCTTCAGGCGTCATCACTTTCTCCTTCTTACTAACTTTCTAAAAACGGAATGCTTGGTGTGGACTTTCTCAGTGCGTGGTATTCCAACTGTATCTTGGCACTGTTAATCATCTTGCCTGCAACGTTCGCAAGCTCACCTGCTTCCTTGGGTTTAATCTCTCCAGTGCGTAGCTGGTCAAACACTTCTGATAACTCATCACGTAGTTCTGTTACTGTCTTCATCTTTAAGTCTCCTTTTGATTAAAACTTCTAAACGTTTTGCTTCTATTAACTCTTGTGGGATATCCACCTTACTTACCTTACCTTTAAATAACAAGGTCTTCACATACTTATCTGATAAATCTGCAATTTGTTTTCTGTTCAGTTCATTTAACCACTCCTTATTTAGTTGTCTCCACTCACGATTTTTTTCCTTAACTTTTTCAGGATTATTTAACACATACTCTTTCGCACGTTGTTTTGCTTTCTCCGCGGTCAGTTGGTAATATCGTTTCCTATACTGTTCTTTATGCTTTTTATTCTGCGGGTCACTGTAATACTGCTCGTAGTATTTCTTATATCGTTCCGCGTTTTTAGCTTGTTCTCTTTTCCTAGCAAGCTTGACCTTCTCAGGATTATTTTTTGCCCACTGTCTGGTGCGTTCATACATGCAGACTTTGCATTCAGAGTTTCTTGATAAATACCCTCTAATTCTATGGCCGAATTTATCTAGTGGCTTAATCTCCTTACATTTATTGCATCGTTTATACCCTTCAGGAAATACCTCTCTCACTTTAGGCGGTTTAACTGCCCATCGTCTTGCGTTTTGTTTGGCATTTAGACATGCACGACACTGATTAACACGGCCGCCTTTCACATTAGCATCTTTTTTAAAAGCTAAAATAGGTTTAACTTCATTACATATTGTGCAACACTTAGTCATCACTTCAGGTAATTCTTTACCATCAAGTGCACGTTTGATAATTACTTCTGCTCGCTTCTTTTCTATCATCTCAGCTGTAATATCTTTAAACTTTAACCCTGTCTGACTACGTATCATACGTTTAACGTAGCTGTCCTCCAAGTTAGCCCTTGCCTTTTGGCCTCTAGCTCTAGCTTGTTCATTGAGTTTGTCTCTGTTTGCTTTAGCCCATGCCTGTCTGACTGGCTTTAGCTTTTCTTTATTACGTTCATACGTGGCTTTACCTCGTGCTAGTATTTTCTCCTTGTGGATTTCGTAATATAGTTTCTGATAGTCACTCATCTCAGTCCTCGCAGTTACCATTGATACAAGCCTTGCCTGCCAGTATCTCTTCCTCTAACTCCGCTATGGCATCGTCTCGCATCTTCTTCTCAATAATCTCACCTAGATAATCAAACAGCCTACTCTGTGTTTCAACTACCATCGGCCGGATAACTAAGCCCCTGTCTCGTGCAGTGTCGGTGAGCATTGTCTTAACATAGTCTGTCGGGTTCACCCCCCAGCTATTAACTTCGTTATACTTAGCCTCGTCTACATGCACCTCCATCATTACAAAAAACTTTTTCATAATATCTCCTAGTGAAACTTCTTACCCTTATCATCACCATCGTCATTGTCTTCTTGATACTCTTCCGGCACAGGCTCACCATCTTCAACAAAGCCTTCTCCGTTTTGCAAAGTGTCAATCAAACTTAACTTCATCATCTCTAGCGTAGCAATTAACTGCATTACTTGGTCTGTCGTAGCACCATGCATACCAATTTTGTTTATCTGAACTCTCTCAGTGTCTGCAATCACGATTAACGTAGTGATGTCCTTCTTATGACGTTCTAATTCTTTTATTACATTCTCTACCATTTTACTCATCACTCTCTCCTAATATTTAGCTATCACGCCATACCGCACGACTTCTACCTTGCCACCACGATACATCACGCTAACTTCACAATTTTGTTTAGAAGGTAATGCTTGCATTAAAAAGCACAGAAACAACATACCCCCGAACGCACCCATAATTAAACTATCTCTCTGCATCATTCGCCCTCCATATACTTATCGCAGTAACAGTCAAGCCAACACCCGCAACAAAGCCAAGTAAAAATGCAGTGCTGTAACATGCCATATACTCTAGCGTAGTGCTAATCACTTCCATCGTTGTCCACGTTTCCATTCGCTTTATTCCTTTCAATCACTAACTCATCATGCATTTTTATCAGCATGTTAATAAGATAACCTAGTCCTTGTATCTGCCCATCAACTACACCACTGTGATAGCCCTGCTGAAATGCTTTAACTTCTAAATCAACTGCTTTGTAATCCTCACTCATTCTGCGTCTCCTACTTTCTCTACGGGTTTAGCTAGGCGATACTTATCCCCTAACATTGCTTTTAACTTCGCTACTTTTTTCTCACGGGCTTTCACCGCAACTGGGTCAGGCTTTAAGTCCCACCCATACAGGCTACATAAGGTCTCGCCTATGCCATACTCAGATATGCTTCGTTTAGTCATACTGCTCTCCTTTTTACTCAACGACCTTGCGCTGAACTTGGTATCTGTGCGGTGTCAAAAAGATACTCTCCATAATATCAAAGTCATACAGCCCACCAGTCCTTGCACCTTGCTCTTTGCGTTGCTGCTCTTCTAACTGTTGCTGCCAAATAAAATCTGCACTGTCATCGTCAAAATCAATCATGTCAACTCTCCTTTATGTTTACTGTGTCTCTCACTCTAAACCTAGTTTTTAACTTTGTCAAGTATATTTTTACCATTGACTTCGTCTCTAGCGTCTCGCATTGCTTCAATCTCTATTATCTTGTAAAACTCTTCTACTGCCTGACCAACGGCTAAGTTATGAAACCGATTGTCCTTGTCTAAACCCACATACTTTTTAACCATACCTCCTAGCATTTCATAATGTCTGTCTTTAAGCATTATTCACCTCACTCAAAATGTTTTTGAATTTCCTCAAATAGCCTACTCATTGTGTCTGCGGTAAAACTTTGTGCATCAAAAGTGAACGGGGTCTTTTTATTATTCTCACGCAGGACATAGCCTTGCACCTCGAACCCACTCACGATGACACTTTTAACTTTGTTAGTCTTGCTATCTTTTTTAACCATGTTTATTCCTTAATGTTTAACTGCTTCGTTTTGCTCTTTAGCCAATTCCATTGCGTTTCTTAAGTGCGCCTCTGCTTTAGCTTTGTATGTTTCTAGCTCATCTGTTGACAATCCCATAATCGTAGCTAACCCTGCACACACATTTAAACCAAGCACTCTAGCCTCTGCGTGGTCTAGCACTCCCGCCAATAATGTTGACGCCAATGTCTTAATTAAAACCTCTTCAACTTCTTTACCTTCTACTAATGCCTTCATGCTAAACCCTCCTAAAATTTAAATGAGCAGACTGCCTTGATACCAGTTCTCTCCCCCTCTTAGCTACCATACTCGATAGCCTTGTCTATGATAGCGTCCTGTGTCTTAAAATCAAAATCTTCTAGTATATACTTCTTACCTTCCTCGTCTATGATATCAATTATCTCAACATCTAACATAGAGGGGCTGTCGCCCGTGCCGTAATAATCTCGCACTCTGGAAACCTCCGCCTCGATAAGTAAATCATCAAACTCAAATTCAAAACTCATGTCACACCTCCCCCGCTAGCATTCTACCTAATGCAACCTGCGCCCTAACTTCTAGCTCTTCGGATAATACAATCATCATGCGGGCATATTCCTCTAAAGTTTCTACACCCCCAAGTTCGTCTGCCTGTTGCACTGCATTTAAAGTATCCTCAATAATTCTGCTTGCTCTATAACTAAATCCACTCATGATAAAGCCTCCTCTCTTGATAAATAACTCCGCACTACCTCGTCAATATCCTCTGTGTCTATAGTAATGTCCAAGTCCCGCACTATCTTCATAGCCTTTTCGATAGCATTCCATCGCCATTCAGCTCGTGGCATATCGGCTTGTGTCTTTTCGTCATCGGGGTAATACTCTGCTACTTCTAATGCTACCCCTGCCAAAACAATTGCTTTTAAATAATCCATATCACACCTCCTCTAATAAATGCGGGTAATACTCTCGCACTTCACTGATTAACTGCGCCTCTGTATAGTCGTTATACTCGTCCCATAATCTCTCAGCAACAAACTGTCGCATCGTGTCCCAGTCCATGCCATCAATCAGCGCATCAATATATACCTCTGTTAAACTATCTTTGTCCATTTCAAACCTCCTAAAAAATTTTATTCCACACTAAACCATGTAACTCATCGGGATATAAATCTCGCAAGGCATCTAGTTCATTCTC